ATACGCGTCGCTGTCTCTGAATTTCAAGTGCTCGTAGCGGCGTTGAAAGCCGTCTGCCATGTAGTGCAGATCGAACACGTAGTATGTGAAGTTCGGCACTTTGTCGAACGCCATCACGTTCGAGACACTATCGGTGTAGCACGTCTTGCTGGTCGGGCTACCGACAATCAGTTCTCCGTCATAACCGTCGTGCCACTTGTTCGACAGCATTTCGCTGATGTGCTTATTCGGAATCGGCTTGAGCGTGCGGCTCAGTGCCTTGCCGTCCACGATGCTGCACCGAATTCCATCAAGTTTTGGCGATGCGTACACCGGGTACTTGATCTTGCTGAATTCAGCGTTGACCGCGAGGGTTGGTTTGAAGCTCATGCCCGTTCCGCAATAGCTGTAGCAATTTCATGAAGCCCTTCCCTGATGCAAATCCCGATGTATTCCAACCCATTGAGTCCGGCTTGTGCGGTCCCCAAGCGATTGGAAACATTGATCAGAGCTTTAGCAATTTGGTGGGTTGTGTCCACCAAATTTGCCGATTCCATATTTGCATCGGATACGTTGGGTGACTGTAAAAGAGTGGTTTTGTGCCAGGATTGGCTTGAAGCTCATATCAGTCAGCCTCAAAATTAGAATTGAACCCGGCTTGGGCGTTCGCCTCGTAAATGAAGTCGTTCCCTTTTTGGATTACGTGGTCGATGAGATCATCTATAGAGCATTGACCGAGTTCACCCTCTGACCAAATAATGACAGCTGCACCGTGCTCGCGGAGCTGGGCGACTTGTATAGAGTCTGTCTCGCCGTCTTCGATGCGCTGACTAACGGATTTAGATAGTTGGCTCATGATTTCAGATTGTGTTGGTGGATGAGTTGCAACGCCTTGAGACACAGGGCGTTGCGTTGTTTAGCCAGGGTGACGATTGTGTTCACGGCCTGCTGAGTGTTGCCTCTGATCTCCAAAGGCAGAACACACAGCAACCACTTGCTCTTCTCCAGGTCATAGACGTACTCCAGGCACCACCCTTGGCTTTTGGCCAGGGCTGCTTCATCTTTCGTGAGTAAATCGTTCATAGAGCTTCGACGAGGTATGGTGCGGTTACATGCACGTTGGATTGTTATCTATATTTAACGGTGCAAGACTCGTTGTTCGATTAGAGCAGCGAGTTTTTGGTGGGGCGTAATCCACGCCTTCAATTCGCAGGTCGTAAACCCATGCTGCCAATCTAGGTTTGGGAACCACGCTCCGCCTTCTTTGCACCCGAGCATGACACCCACAGAACGGCCCTCATTGAACCGGCCTTCGAGCCAGTTCTGTTGTAGACGTGAGATCATGGGGTCTTTACCTTGCACCAAGTTGACAACTGTGGTGTCACGCTTGGGCAGCTCCAGAAACTTGTACTCGACCCATAGGTCACCTCCACTGCCGCTGTACCACACGTCCGCAACACCCGACAGGTACGGGTTGTTGTTTTTCATGTGGTAAATCGACTTGTCTAGGTGCCTATGGATTCTGGCCGTGAACGTCGTCTCGGGTTTGGCGCTCAATGCTCGCCACTTTCCTCGGCAACGTGGATGTAGTGAATCCCTGGCTTCAGGCTGCGCAGCTTATTTGCCAGTTCTTTGTCGGTGAGATCAGCCTCTGCCTGCGCCGCTTGCTCTCGGAGGTACTTGGCCGCCGACACTTGGAACGCGGCATTAAGGTCTGCGTCGTGCTTGATAGCCGCCAGCTTGGCATAGTCCTCGATGAGCCGTTTTTCCACCAAGCGGGCGTACCCGATGATGTCGGTCCACGAGTCCACATAGTTTGGGTCCCCGTTCAGGATGCGCCCGATCTTGTGGGCGACCATCTCCAGGCACTCCTGCTGATCATCGTCCATATTGCCCCAGTTCTCACCCTGGGCCATGGCGGTCTTGATGCCTTGGGTGATACTGGCGTGGTCCACAAATGCACCGTAGCGGTTACCGCGCTCGGTCAGGGTCTCATCAATTGACGGCATGTTATTCTTCCTTAACAAATAATGTTTTATGCACAGCAACAAGTGTCTGGGCTTGTTGATACGCGTCGCTCAGCGCGTGGTGCTTAATCCCGAGCGGGGGGAGACGAATGTCCTTGGCCCCTGGCAGATTTTTATAGGTACGGTAGCAGCGGGAGTTAAAAAACTTCCACGGAATTTCGACCTGCATCTGTGTGTACGCATGGCTCAACATTGGAATGTCGAAGTCAGCGCCATTGCTCCATACCAGAAATTGCTCGGTTCCAATCCAGTCGCTAAGTTCGGCAAGTGCAGTAGCAAGTGTTTCCTTGGGCTCGTGAAACACGGCCTGCGCTGTGGCAGGTTGCTTGAACCACCATAACATGGTGGACTCACTTATTCGACGCTTATAGTCTAGGTTGGACTCGATAGAGACAGACCTGTAAAACCCTTTGTCTTCGATCTCTCCACTGCTTAGATCGAACTTCACAGCCCCAATGCTTAGTATTACTGAGTCGGCTGTGGTGCCCAAAGTTTCCAGGTCAATCATTACACTTCTCACACGCTACCCCTTCCATTTATTTCTTCCACCCGAGGGCGCTACAGGATCGCTTTGCCCTGGGTAGAAGATATTATCCCCGCCGCTGTGTGGAGGGCACTACCGGTTTCCCGGTAGTGATTACGCGACTTCGGTGACAGGTTCCAGCACTGCCAAGGCTGCGTTGAGCTTTTCCAGCCCCTTGTCCGACGCAGCTTTCGCTTTTGCGAACTTGGCGGCGGTTGCATCTGCAGATTTCTGTGCAGTCGCGACGGCCTTGTCGGCCTCCTTCTTGGCAAAGGCAATCGCTTTCTGCGATTCCTTGAAAGACACTTCGTAAGGCTTCAGTGCCTCCTTGTTGTTCTTGATGGCCAGCTTCAGGTCAGCCTTTTTGGCTCTGATTTCGGCGGCGGTGAGGACGATGGTTTTAGCGGGACGGGCCATGGAATTTCTCCTTGAGTTGGCGTTGATACGAGACTTCGTTGAGCCGGGTGGCTCGGGATATAAGCCGGTCCAGAATGGACAAGCGGCGGGACGTGTCTGCCTCACGTGCGAGGCAGAACAGAACTTCTTCTTCGGTCAACTCATTGACGACACCGCTCAGCGAACCGAACGATTTCAGCGCTTGAGCGACTCGGAATGCGTTGATCGACACAATTAGCGGCGGGCTACGGACGCAGAAGCGCGGCGAGCTGTCGCCTTGACCGGCGCGACCGGTGCATAGGTCGAGGTGTCAGGCTCTTGGGCCAGTATGGCCTTAGCCTCGCTCATGCGTGGCACATGGCTGGCAACGCCATCATTGGGCAGCACTTCGTCAAACGACAGCTGGGGGTAGTCCACTACGTCGTTGAAGCTGACCGTGACCACGTTCTCCACCGGGCTGGACTGCAGCGACTTGATGCCAGCGATGAACGACTCGAACGACTTGCGTCCGGTGGGGCTCACCTTGAGCGTGTAGATCGGGGTGCTTGCGTCGGCGTCGGGTGGCAGTACCGCCAGCAGGTAGCAGTTGCTGCAAGCCTTGCCCTTGCCCTTCGAGCCGAACTCGTTCATCGGGCAGTCCTTGCAATCGTCAGCCTGTTTGACCGGGCTGTTATCGCTCGGTGCCAGGGTCTTGATGACCGTACCGATGGCGAAACATGCAGGTGGGACGATGTTGTCGCGGTCATAGTCGCGGTCGTAGAACTCGTTACGTGACACGAAGTCCACGATGACCAGGTCAGCGGTGGGGGTCTTGCGACCGTCGGGGAACGTGAACATCTTTCCGTTGGTCTTGATCATGTTGCCGGTAGCGCTGGCCGTGCGGCCGTCGAGGGCTTCGCGGGAAGCTTTGAGCATCGCCTGGATGTCAACGACTGCCGTGGACTGCTTGACTGCGACTGCGGTGGAGGTTTTCTTGGTTGCCATGGTGGGAGTCTTTCGTAGAGTTAAGAGGTTTAGACCGTGCGGAGGCCGACGGTTTTCTTGGTGAACGGCACAACGCCGGGGACTTTGGTGCCTTTTTCGAGGAGCTCTCGATAGGCCGGTTCAGACACACGTTTCTGCAACATGTGTGTGTACTTTTTCTTGATGATGAAGGTCCAGAACAAATCCCAGTCGGTTACGTCAGCCACGACAGACGTGGTGATGGACGCTGTGGCCTTAGCACCGGTGGCCTTGGTCATGCCCTCGGATTCGAGGCGGGCCAGCAGGGCATCCTCGATCTCCTTGATCTTGGCGGAGACCTCTTTGTCCTGGGCCGCGATGAGGCGCTTCTCCTCACGGCATGCCCAGAGCTGATCAATGATTGCCCCGGTAGAGGCGACAGATTTTTGTTTGATTACGGCAACCATGTGTTTCCTTGTTAAATTAGTTCAGGTGTCGGTACGTAAGTACCTTTTTCGATCCGGTGTTTCCTACTGTTGCGACTGTTCTCAGCGGGCGTACCACTTCGCAGGTTGATGAACCTGTTGTCATGGCGTAGCCCGTTGATATGGTCAACAATGTTTGGTTGGTCCCCGGTCATATAGACCCAGGCGAGTCGGTGGGCAGGGTGGTAAACGCCTTCAACGGCGATGCGTATATACACATCCCACCGTTTAGGGTGATACCGAAACCCTGCTGGAAACCGGCCACGCTGGTCATCGGTCAGCCGGCTAAATAGGCCGGTTACCGGGTCGTAGTGCAGGTACTGCTTTACGATGGCTTGGTCGATGTAGCTGAACTTCATGCCTAGAATTATACAACTATCTTGCACGTCTCGTTCATAGAACTTAGACGTACTTCCACGCATGTGAGTCTTGGTACACACTTCTCTTGGGTAGCGCACCGCACGGAGCAAGCAATTTGATGACCGCTCCTCCTAGCACGTAAAGGTCACGGTATTCCAGATTGAGTGGTGCGAGCCGGGCGTACTGTTCCTCTGGAATACGACCCGCTTCCAGGTACCCTTTCATCCAGAAAGGAGTATCACGCCCCCAGAGATCGTGTTCAATACAAGCACCGACCCGTTTGGCCGCTGCGACCCATTCCAGAAATGGTTTCATCGTCTTTCTGATCGCAGCAGCTTTGGACCGGTCGAGCTGGTACCAGGTGACGGGGGCCACAGTGCTCTTGTCCACGAACCATTTGCCCAGCCCTCGGAGGAACACCAGTTCGTCTTTCACAGGTCGGTAGAGTCCCTCCTGATCACCGACCCACATGTGACCCTCGACTGAACGAGCCGTGACCTCGTTGGGCAACACTCTGTCTGCAAAAGCCACTGTGTTGACAGAATCATAGGGGTGAACCACGACTCGTCCATCTGGCATGTATGTCACCACGTCAGTGCTGTGGTACCGAATACGGATGTTGTCGTCAGAGTCATGCCGGATGACTTTCGAGGTATCGCGCTTACTGACTAGCGCGCGCCATTTGTT